TGGCTTTCAGGATTGGATTGGTAAGTCACAAGTTCGACGTGAGCTGTTTGAACGCGCCGATAAAGCGTACGACTTTGCTGCAGCAGATGAACTAATGACGCTGTACAAGGAACGACGCGGCATCGTTGAGCAAACCGCAAAGGTCGAGAAGGTGGCGCAGCAGAACGAAATCAAGAAAGCTTCTACGGGCTCGGCACGGTCTAATCCCGATAGTGCAAAGACTAGAAAGATTTACCGCCGCCGTGACATTATTGAACTTATGAACCGTGACCCGAAGCGATACGAAGCGCTACAACCAGAGATTATGCGAGCGTACGCTGAGGGCCGTGTTAAGTAGCTGAAACGGCATTTGCCGTAACGGCCCATACCCTTACGGAGTAATACACAATGGCACTTGGATCTAACCACGTAACCAAAACCACCGCTGCTACTTTCATCCCCGAAATCTGGTCCGATGAAATCATTGCAGCATACGAGAAGTCCCTTGTCGTTAAGCCCCTCGTCCGCTCCATGAGCATGACCGGCAAGAAAGGCGATACGATTCACATCCCGAAGCCCACCCGTGGCAACGCCAGCGTCAAAGCTGCGCAAACGGAAGTGACCCTTATCGCTGCCACCGAGTCTGAGCTGACGGTCGCTATCGACCAGCACTACGAGTACAGCCGTCTTATTGAAGACATTGTGGACGTGCAGGCCCTGAACAGCCTCCGCCAGTTCTACACGTCTGACGCCGGCTACGCTCTTGCCACCCGCGTTGACACCGCTCTGATTGCTGAGGCTGCTAACTTCACGTCGCAGCTTGAGTTCCGCAGCGGCGCCGGCACGGCCACGGCTGCTGGTACGGCAACGGCTTCTTTCACCGACCTTGGCTTCCGTGAAGCTCTGCAGGTTCTTGACGACAACGATGTCCCAATGGATAACCGCGTGTTCGTCATTCCGCCTGCTATGAAGAAAGAGCTTCTGGGCATTACCAATTACGTCAGCACGGACTTCGTGACCGGCAAGCCCGTTGAGACCGGCAAGATTGGCTCTCTGTACGGCGTTGACGTGTACGTGTCCACCAACCTGCCCACCGAAAACACGGACGAGAAAGGCGCTCTGCTTATGCACAAAGACGCCATCGTGTTCGCGGAGCAGCTTGGCGTTCGCGTTCAGACCCAGTACAAGCAAGAGTACCTTGCTGACCTCATGACTGCCGATACTCTTTACGGAACCGAGACGTATAGGGCTGAAGCAGGCGTTAAGCTCTTTGGCACTGTGTAACATCAAGTAGTACCGCCGGGGGAAAAGGTGGCGGCCCAAGTACCCCGGCATCCTACCGCCATAGGATTACAATATGAAAGAATGTCGAGTCTGCGGGGACGTTAAGCCCGTAACAGAATATAACAAAGATAGCAAAACTAAAGACGGCTATCGTACAGATTGTCGTAATTGTTCTAAAAAGAAAGACCGCAAGTATGCAGCAAAAAACAGAGAGGCTGCAAAACTACGAGCTAAAAAGTGGCATTACAAAAACAAAAAGCGCGCTAACGAAAACAGCAAACGATGGCGCCAAGAAAACCCAGAGCGCCTTAAAGAACTAAGTAAGCGCTGGCACGAAGAAAACAAAGAGCGTGTTAAAGAATTAAACAGAGCTTGGAAGAAAGCCAATAAGCACAAAGTAAATGCAAATACGCGTATGCGACAAGCAGCCAAGCTGAACGCTACGCCTCCCTGGCTAAACGAAGACCATAAGTTTATGCTAGAAGAGATTTACGAGTTGCGCGACCTGCGCACTCAAGCAACCGGAGTGGTGCACCACGTAGACCACATAGTCCCGTTGCGCGGCGCAAAAGTCTGTGGACTGCATGTGCCATGGAACTTACAAGTCATTCCCGCGTCTGCTAATATACGCAAAGGAAACTCTTATGGCAATCACGTACACCCCGACTACTAACTTCGGCGCAAAAGACTCTCTGCCCACCAACGACCCCGATAAGGTAATCAAGGGCAGTGAGTTCACGACGGAGTTTACGGCTATCCAGACGGCGTTCAGCCTTGCTGCGCCTGCTGCATCGCCTACCTTTACCGGCACCGTAACCATCCCCACTGCGGACATCAACGGCGGCAACATCGACGGCACCGTTATCGGCGCTGCTACGCCCGCTGCTGGGAGCTTTACGACTGGTCAGTTTGGCACGAGCTTGAACGTAGACGGCACCGTCACGGCTGATGGGTTGACTGTAAGTGGCTCTGTAGCGGCTGGTGCGGTTCTTGCCACTATTTCAAACTCTGGGGCAAATGGTGCGGCTCAACTTTATTTAAATAATGATGCTCAAAACTGGATTGTGAACACAAGAGTTGATGATGCCTTTTCAGTATTCAACGCAACGTCTAGCAAAACTCCATTTTTAATAAACACCAACGGAGACATCTCATTCTACGAAGACACGGGCACGACTGCAAAGTTCTTCTGGGATGCGAGTGCGGAGTCGTTGGGGATTGGGACGAGTTCGCCTGATACTGCTTTGCATGTTTCTTCTTCTTCAGGTACCAAGGCTACCTTTGAACGCACTGGTGCCGCAGGGTCCTATATTGGTCTAAAGGATAGTTCTGGAAGTCTTGTTTATCTGGGCGGGAACAGTGGTGTTTTTGAAGTTCAAACGCCGGGTTCTTCGTATTCGACAAAGCTGGCAATTACGTCTGCAGGCAACGTCGGGATTGGGACGAGTTCGCCGTCTGGAAACCTCCATGTAGACGGCGGAGAGGTGTTCTTTAGCTCCACAGGTAACTCAAAACTTCAAATTAAGGCAGGTAACACGTCATCGTCGTTTATTGAGTTTGGCGATCCAGATGATGGAAATGTGGGTCGATTGCTTTATTCACATTCTGATAACAGTATGCAATTTACTGTTAACGCTTCCGAAGCCATGCGCATCGACTCCAGCCAGAACCTTCTGGTGGGGACGACTGATACGACGCTATACAACAATGGCGCAGGCGGTAACACAGGTGTTTTGCTTCGGGGCAGTGTCGGGAATATTCAGGCGGCGCGATCAGATGGGGCGCCAGTAGACCTTAACCGTTTAGACACTAATGGTGACATTTCTGTATTTGCAAAAGACGGCACCCCGGTGGGGAGTATTTCCGTTACAGCTTCCGCCACCGCCTACAACACCTCCTCCGACGCTCGCCTGAAGGAAAACATCGCGGACGCAGAGGACGCCGGGGCCAAGGTTGATGCTATCCAAGTTCGCCAGTTCGACTGGAAGGCTGACGGCTCGCACCAAGATTACGGCATGGTGGCTCAGGAGCTTTTAACCGTTGCGCCTGAAGCCGTAAGCGGCGACCCCGAGTCTGACGACATGATGGGCGTGGACTACAGCAAGCTAGTGCCCATGATGCTAAAAGAAATCCAATCCCTACGCGCCCGCGTGGCGCAGCTTGAAGGAGTTTAATCATGGCAGCAACCTTTGAATGGACTGTGGGGCAGCTTGAGCGCACCCTTTCTGACGGCGGAGTGATTGTGGCGCACTGGCGCTGCACGGCCTCTGACGGCGACTACAGCGCTTCCTCCTACGGCACCGCTGGTTTTGCGCCTGACGCTTCTGCGCCTGGCTTTGTCGCTTACGACGCGCTCACGGAAGCTGACGTGCTGGCTTGGGTGTGGGCTGACGGGGTGGACCGCGACGCCACCGAAGCGGCCCTCCAAGCCCGCATCGACGCTGACAAGAACCCCGTAACGGCCAATGGAGTACCGTGGTGAAGCTGTTCCGACACCGCTTTGCTTTAACCATTAATGGAGTCTGAACATGGAAAACTTTTTCGCTTTCTTTGACGCTTTCCCTGCGTGGCTGACGGCTATTACGTCCCTTGTAACTGCCGCTACGGCCATTACGGCCCTTACGCCTACGCAAGCGGACGATAAGGTTGTCGCTGTAGCGCTGCGCGTGCTTAACGTCCTCGCCGGTAACTTTGGCAAGAACCGCAACGCTGACGATGCGTAACAGCAATGGACGGCCCTAATCAGCTAGAGCTTCTAGTTTCCTTATGGCCGGTGTTCGCGGGTTTTATTAGCTTGGTTATTGTGCTAGCCAAAATGCACAGCGAGCTGGAGACAGTTAAAGAGAAAGTCCGCGTATTGTTTGACTTGTGGAATGGGCGGGACAAGTAGCGATGACCTTTGACGCAATCAAGAACATCGTCGGTGCTGTAGCGCCTACCCTTGGAACGGCCCTTGGTGGCCCGCTAGGAGGCGCTGCAGCTTCCGCTATTGCTGGCGTATTGGGCTGTGACACCGACGAGCGCAGCTTACAGAAAGCGCTAACGCAAGCCACGCCGGAACAGCTCACGGAGATTAAGAAAGCTGAGCTGGATTTTGAAGCGCGCATGAAAGAATTAGACGTAGACCTTTACGCTTTGCAAACCGCTGACACAGCGGATGCGCGAAGCCACTTTGCTAAAGACTGGACGGCACGGTTCCTGGCGATTGCGCTGTGCTGCTTGTTTGCCGGCTACATTATTCTTGTAACCGTACTGCCACCGGATCAGAACAGTGACGCTATCATTAACCTTATTCTCGGCAGCATTACTGGCAGCTTTAGCACCGTTATCGCTTTTTACTTTGGCTCTAGTCAGCGGCAGGATTGATCAATGCGGACAGGAAGAGACGGAGTTGAACTCATACGACACTTTGAAGGCTGCCGTTTTGATGCTTACCTGTGTCCTGCTGGGGTGTGGACTATTGGCTATGGGCACACTGCTGACGTAAAGGAAGGAGATAGCATTGACCAAGAAGCGGCTGAAGCTTTTCTTATTGAAGACTTGGAAACGTTTGAAAGAAACGTTACGAATCTTGTTAAGGTTCCTCTTACGCAACAACAGTTCGACGCTCTTGTTTCATGGACCTTCAACCTCGGCGCTGGCAACTTGGCAGAGTCGACGCTCCTCAAAAAGCTAAACAATTACCAATACGCAGAAGTACCAGAGCAGATGATGCGCTGGGTGCGTGCTGGCGGACAGGTCCTTGAAGGGCTAGTTAGACGCCGCGCCGCTGAAGCTGCACTATTCCAAAGCAAAGATTGGCGCGGAGTCCAATAATGCAACAGCTACAAGATAATGCACACAAGGTTGCAGACCAGCTAGCCGCTACGTCTGTGATTGGGGCCATCACGGCCAACCTTCCGCTCATCACTGAGTGGATGCAAATGATTGCTGCATTGATTGGTATTTGTTCCGGTTTGGCGGCGCTGCGCTTTTACCTTAAGCGCACCTCCAATCTTGACAAGGAAGACTAATGGGTGGCTTTAGCTTTGGCATTCCTTTAAGCTTTGGTGGCGTAACGCTTACGCCTGATCAAATTGCTGCTGCTGTTGCGGCACAGACTAATCAGCCGGCGCAGACTCTTACGCAAGCTGTAATGGCTGCGCCGCCGCGCACGCCTCAATATACTGGTACTGCGGCTATGGAGTTAACTGGCGACCCTGATATGGACCGTCAGATTTTAGATGCACAAGCTACGCAAGCCCAGCCGCAAAATATTGCTAAGCTTCAAGAAATGAAAGCGTCGGGTGCCCTTCCTTCTGATTATATTGTTGGACTGCCGGGAGGCAAACCCGGAGTTTTAGAAATTGGCATTAATCAAGAAGGTGTTAAAGGCCCGAACTATCAGCAAATTTCTTATAGTACGCCCGAAGAATATCGTGAAGCTTATAACTTAATGCTTCAAACACCGACACCGCGCGAGTCGTGGACAATGAACAGGCGTCCAGAACTAGCGGCTCTTGCCGGTGGTTTAATGTCTCTTGCTATTCCAGGCGTAGCTGGTGGTATTGTGGGAACGTTGTTTCCTGCTGCCGGTGCTGCTTCTGCTGGTGCTGCAGCAGCGTTAGGAGGCGCTGGTGGTGGCTTAGGAGCGTTAGGCACAACAGCTCTTACGTCAGGCATAGGCGCGGGCTTGGGGGCTGGGCTTGCTGCTGTTACTGGAGGCGATCCTCTTCAAGGCGCTTTAGGCGGAGCGCTGGGCGGAGGTTTAGGGGCGGGGCAACAAGGCGTTACGGCACTTGGAAGCTTAAGCGCTGCTGGTCCTTCTGTTATTGAACAAGTATTTAGCGATGCAGACTACCGCGCTGGTGGCGTAATTCCTGAGCAGCCGTTTGAAACCCAAGCGCCAGTAGTTGAGCAGCAACAAGAAGCTGGCGGTGGTGGCGCTACGCCCGTTCCAGCCCCTGCTCCGGCACCTGTAACGCCTGCTCCAGCGCCAGCTCCAGCGCCAGCTCCAGCACCTGCTCCTACAGTTAGTGACGCAGAGCAAACTGCAGGCGTAGACCCTGTTGTAGCTAATCAAATCCTTGAAGCAATTCTTTCTGAAACAGATCAAAACGTACGCGATGGTTTGATTGCTGATTGGCAAAACTATACAGGCGAAACGTTTGACAACACGCTTTTGCCGGAGTATCAAGAACAAGCCCCTCCGCAACCTGTTGGATACGTATGGGGCGACGGTGTGTGGACGCCTGTGTTTGATATTCCGCCTGCAGGTTCTGTTGTTTTTGAGCCCGGTGTTGAGCAGCCTAATTACACTCCGCAAGAAGAAGTTGTTGATGTGTTTCTTCCGCCAGACTTAGTATCTGACACTACGGCACCAGAGCCCATTGAGCCTGAGCCGCCCGTAGAGCCCGCTCCTGAGCCGGTAGCGCCCACCCCTACGTCCCCTACGCCTGAGCCCACTCCGGCCCCTGAGCCCGCTCCTACGCCCGTACAGGAGCCTGTAGAGCAGCCAGCACCGGAACCTGCAGCGGGTGCTGATGAAAGCGTAGCGGTTGGCGGTGAGGGCAACGGTACGGGTGACGGTACCGGAGAAGGGGAAGGCGACGGAGAAGGCGACGGTAACGGCACGGGCATGGGCGCAGGCATGATGGCCGCTGCAGCAGGCGCTGCGTTTAAGCCGCAATGGTCCGAGTTGTTTAAGTACACAACCTTAACGCCATACCAAAAGAAAGCTATTGCGCCCTATGTTGATTACATTGCGCAAGCACGAGGAATGTTATCATGACGTATTTGGAAGCTGTGAATCAAGTGCTGCAGCGGTTACGTGAAGACACCGTAACGGACGTAGTGAACCTTGATGACCCCGTAGCTGAAATGGTTACTGCGTTAATAAATGATGCTAAGCAGATTGTCGAAGATGCACACACTTGGAATGCGCTGCGGCACGAATGGTCCATTACGACTGCTGCAGATGACAACCTATATAGCTTGACAAATGCAGGAAATTATGGTAAGATAGAGGCTATCCTTAAGGATGACGGAGTGGAGCTTAAGCAAGAACAGCTAAGCGCTATTCGCAAGCGACAAGCCGCATCGCCAGCAAACAACAAACCCAAGTACTATGCAGTCAACGGTGTAGACGGCAATTACGACATCCAAATACAGCTATTCCCGAAACCTGATGGCGTATACAACTACACCGTATACGGCTTCAAGCGTCAAGCAGAACTCAGCAACAAAGACGATGTATTGCTCGTGCCCTCTAAGCCCGTTGTGTACACGGCGCTAGCTATGGCTGCGCGTGAGCGTGGCGAAGTAGGCGGTCAAACGGCAGCGGAGCTGTTCTCGCTAGCTAATGTGTACCTTAGCGACGCTATTGCTTGGGATGCTTCCCTTAACGATTACGATAACGTCTGGATGACTGTGTAATGGCGCAGCAACAACAGAACATTACGGTTAGCGCTCCGGGGTTTCAAGGGCTGAATACGGAAGACTCTCCGCTTCAGCAAGACCCCGGCTTTGCGCTTGTTGCCGACAATGCTGTTGTAGATAAGTTTGGTCGTATTGGCTCTCGTAAGCCTTGGACGGAGTTTACCACTGCGGTTAACGTAACGTATAGCGCAGCGGTTGGCGTAGCAGACACGCAGATTAAGACGCACCGCCTGGGCCACGGTGACATCAATGGCACCATTTACGTGTTAGCTACGGTTGGTGTGTATCAGTATAACGCATCTGGCTCTTTGCTGCAAGACGACTACTTTATCTGCAAGCTTACCACCAGCGCCGGTCCTACGTACGAGCTGGATGAGATTAGCTATCCTGCCCTCGTCGATGACAGCGCGCTGGCTGACGCCCGCATTGTCAGCTTTAACGACAAGATGTACGTGTTTAGCGCCGGCAACGAATGCCTTGAGTATGACGGCAGCACGCTTGTTAAGCTGTTCACCGGCACTAACGACGTAGACTACATTAAGCCACAGGACGACACGGGCACCCTTGCGGCAGTCATTAACGGTGACGTAGCCGCAGCCGCTTACGGTCGCTTGTGGGTTAGTGGCGTAAACGGTGACTACCAAAGCATTTACTACAGCGACCTGCTCATTGCCACGCAGTGGTACGATGGGCGTGCTGTGCCTGCCGATGCGCAAAACACTGGCGGCATTCTTAACGTCAACGAATACTGGCCCAGCGGTACTGACCGTATTGTAGGCATTGCGGCGCACAACGGCGCATTGTTTATTTTTGGTCGGCAGTCCATCTTGGTGTACAACAACGCCGCTACGGGCGACCCTGCAGCCGCTGACGGCATCGTGTTAGCCGATACCATTAGTGGCATTGGCTGCGTGAACCGCGACGCCATCGCTAACATTGGCTCTGACGTACTGTTTGTTGACGACTCTGGTGTACGCTCCTTGGGCCGCACGATCCAAGAGAAGTCTGCACCGCTTGGCGACCTAACCTCTAACGTACGCCGTGACATCACGGACATCATTGCGCTTACGGCAGACAAGACCACTATATCGCTGTCGTACTGGCCTGATGAAAACTTAACGGTTGTCAACTTTAGTAACGACTTGCAAGCGTTTGCGATTGAGATGCGAGCGCCTAGCGTAACGGGTGGCAACAAGGTGACGCGCTGGACCAACACGGTCTGGGAGCGTGCCATGTACTACGAGGTGGCCGGCGAAGCCCGCGTGTTGCTAGCAAGCAGCGCCAGCGGCTATGGCTGCTTCTTGTACGATGACGGTTTAAACTACAATGATGAGCCGTTTGAGTTTAAGTATGAGTCTAATTCATTTACGTTTGGTCAGCCTGCCAACTCTAAGTTCGTAAAGCAGATTGACTTTACTGTTGTGTCTACGCTGTCTAATGCTCAGGCGTACGCAGGGTGGGGGTATAGTGGGCGCCTTGACTACACTAAGTCCTTGACAATCACCGCTCAGGCCCCAGCGCTATACAACGTAGCATACTTTAACCAGACTGACGAATACGGTCCTGGCCTTACAACTATTAAGCGCTATCGCGTGAACGCAAAAGGGAGCGGCGAGTCAGTGATTATTGGATTCCGCATTGAAGTTAACGGCAACACGTGTAGCCTTCAAGAGATTAACGTACAGACCCTCATCGGGAGGATTATCTAAATGAGCCTTTTTGATTTGCTGGCAGGTGCCGGTAGCGCTGCTGCTGGCTACCAAATGGCTGAAGATATTCGGCAGACTGGGCGCGAAGGCGCTGCACAGATTCAAGAGCTGGGTAGGCAGCTACAAGATCAAGCTGCTTTCCGTGGCTACGGTGTGCAGACCGGCCTAGGACGCTCTACGATTAGCCCTACGGGGAGTTTGGACGTAGGCGTAGGCCCACAGCAGGCTATGCTGCAAGCCGGTCAGAGCATGTTTGGAGGCGCTGGAGCGGGCTTTGACGCTGCCGGTCAAGCACTACAACAAGCAATGACCAACCCGGCTTATGCGCAAGCGCTAGCTGCGATGCAGGCTGGGCAGGCTGGCCTAGCGGGGCAACAAGCTGGCGCCCTGGGTGCGTCGCAGCAGGCAATGCAGCAAGCCATGATGGACACGGCAGGGCGTGAGCAGCAAGTGTTTGAGCGCGCTATGGCACTGCAAGAGCCTGGACTGCAGCGCGCACAGGCCGCACAGCAGGCTCGTGAGTTTGCTATGGGACGCGGTGGACTACGTGGCTCACAGTTTGGCGGCACCGCTGAAGATGCCGCTATGGCCCGTGCACGCGCTGAGGCTACCAACCAAGCAGCGTTCCAGGCTATGGGGCAAGCGCAGCAGGAAGCAATGAACCGTGCCAATATGGCTGCACAGTTTGGTCAGCTTGGTACGCAAGCCGGTCAGCTTCAAGGCCAGCTTGGCACCAACCTTGGGCAGCTTGGGCTACAGCAAGCACAGCTTGGGCAGCAAGGTGCTGGCATGCTAGCAGACATTGCGCAAGCCGGTGGGCAGCTTGGCCTGCAGGGTTACACCACGGCCTTCACTCCGCTGCAGCAGCAGCTTAATGCGCTGCAAGTGGGACAACAGGCAGCCGAAATGGCCCAAACCGGCCAGCTCACTGGTGCCGGTTACGGTGCACAGCTTGGCCTTGGCGGCATTCAGGCACAGATTAATGCCGAGAAGGCAGCAAGCGAGCTGTTCGGTAACTTGTTCGGTGCTGGCATGACGGCTATTGGAAGCATTGGGCAAGGCGCTCCAGAGGGCTCTACGCTAATGGAGCAAATTCTTGGTGTATATAAAGACCGCACTGGAACCTAAGGAGCGACATCATGGCAGGTAGAGACGCAAGCGCCAACCTTGGCGGAATGTTGTCGCAGATTGGGGGCGCTATTGGCGGCATGAGTGGAGCCGGAGAAGGGCTTATGCGGCCCATCATGACTTCGTTCCGCCCGCAACTAGACCCCACCAGTGTTGAGTCTTTGCAGCGCCAAGCAGCGTTTCAGGGGCGTATTGGTGACACTGAGCAAGCGCGGCTGTTTACTGGACAAGCGCTAGCGCTAGAGGAGCGTAACAGGGCTGAAGAGGAGCGCAAGCGTAAGCTTGAAGAAGGACAAGAGCGCGTAAAAGCGCTAAATGCTTTTCGTAATGCTGTTGC